CGCCGCTGTCCATAGCCAAATCAAGGGTCTGAAAGGTTTTGTTCCAGCGTGCCTGTCCTAATTGGCGGGCTATATTCTGATTGACGTTAAACTCCACCCCATCAACCTTATGAATGTTACCGCCAACCTGCTCAATTAACGCATCCTTTGCGCCTTGGCTTAACCCTAAATCTTCTAGTGCCTGGGTTATGGTTACAATATCAGTGTTGGTAAGCGTATCCACTTGGGTGAACAGTTTTTCAAACGCCCTGATGGATTCAGGGTCATTGTTTAAGAACCTTGCCAGTTGGTCACGAGTAATGGGTGTTTTGGCCATTAGTACGCCAATCCTTCCAGCGTCGCCTCTAACCTGGCAAACGATAAATAGCTGTCGCTATCGCCTCTAAATCGCTGGATGCGACTGCGGCGCATACTGCCCTGCTGGAACCAGCAAATAGGCTTTAGACGGTCACCACGCAATCCAATGGACTTTGTCTTATCTACCGACCAAGAAACGCCGTCATGGCTATAGCTGGTGCTTATTTGAGGATTGAGGCCAAAGGCTTGCCTTCCGTTTAGCGCAACCAATTCCAGGGCATGAAAAATAGCCCCTTTGCTTTCGTTGTAAAGAATCTGTGTGCCGAACTGCCAGCTTATCTTTTGCCCATAGTGACTGCTTATGTCGTCGGTCATATACCCATAACTAGTTGACGTGGGGTCGCCAACAATCCACTTGTTATAGGCGTAAACAAAATACCTGGCACGATAACGCGATGGCGACACCAATCCGCTGTGCAACGTAAACCATATTGCTTGGTTAGATACCTTTGATGTTCCAGCGTCGAAAACAAGCGTTTCGTTGGGTAAGTGAATATACAAAAACTGATGGCCTTTATGCGCCCGTGCTTCAACAACCAAACTGGATAACTGTGCATCGGTTAAATCCAGCAACTTATCATCAATATCCGTTGTGCTTAGCTTTGTGGTGCTTCCGTTGGCCGCCAAGTAAATGGATGGACTTTCGTTTCTGCCACCGCCAACAAAAGCTATGCTGTCGGCAAAAACACAACATGCCTTTGTCCCAACTGCCCCTTTTTGAATTTGTCCACCAGCAATCCTACTAAAAGGAAAATTGGCCGCGCCAGTGTTGTCGAACACCTCAATGGTGTATCGGTTGATGGCGTAAACTTCGTTCCTTAGTTTTTTAATCGCAATAATAGGGTCTGGGTCAATTTCACTCGAACCATATTTTAATGGATTGACTGAAAGCGGGTCATTTAGTTCGGTAACAATCAAGTAAGTGCCATCGGTCGACATAAAATAGCCGTCAACCCATATAAAATCTACCACTGTCCCAAGGTCAACATCCGTGACCTGTGTCAATGTAGTTCCATTCCAATAATACAACCTTCCCCCGCTGGATATTCCCAAACGGTCAAAACTGTAATCCATTGTAACATCTGAACCGCTGCCCACATCACCAAGTTCGGTCGCCGCTCCATTGCTGGCAATGCTTACCAGCTTTGTACCTAAAACACGATAGCAAACGCCATTCCAGTTAATACCGCCTCTGTCTTGCCCTGAACCTGTACCAAAAGCAATGATTCCTTCGGCTGGCTTTAAATAGCCATCTGAAACGCCATTCTCTTTTATGATTGGAATAAGGTTTGATGGATATGACACCCTTAGCTCTGGCGTTAAAGATTCAGCATAAATGCCTTTGAGAATGGGAATTTGCATTGGAAAATCGCCAATCCATTAAGTAAACGATTGAACATATACCCGCTTAAACTGCAAATTCCGTGACGTGGTTGTTAATGTTCTCAACCCAGCATGGAAAAACAAGCCCGTAGCTGAAGGTGGAACGCTAGTTGTGTTTCCAGTTCTAACCAAATTATCGGTCAAGTTTTTAATGCGCCAGTAAATTGTTGCGCCATTAGGTGGGCAATACATCTCAAACTGATAAAGTTTGTTGATGGCAAAAACCATCCCCGTGTCCTGCGTTGCGGTGCTTGTCCCGTTATTTCCAACAAACATAAAGTTTGTGTCGTTGGCATTGGTCGAGTAACGAAAACCAGCGCCAGCCGATGCAAAAGTGTCAGACGATACAGCGTTCGTTTTTGCAGAAGAAACAACGCCAGCAGCAAACCGTGTGCCAGTAGAGCCAGAGCCATAACCAGCATCAGGGAAAAGCAATGTGGAACAATAATAATAACCCAACGTGCCAAACAAATTGGTGATTGCCCCACCGCAGGATGCGTCTGTGTTAGCAGTTGCTGCTGTAGCGTGGTTCCAATACGCGCCAATCGTAGAATTAGACGCGCCACTAACCGTTCCAGCGTCGTCAGTTGACATGCCTAAGGAGGCGTGTGCAGTTGTGCTAAAGGGGGTAAAAATAACGGTTGCACGGTGCGCCATAGACTCTTGCAAAAATGTTTCTGTTGCAAACCCATCACGAACAGATAAAATTGCCCCGCCAAGTTCGTTGGTTGCAAAAAGATTTACGCCAGTTGCAGCTGCAGCAGCAGGTTGTGCAACGCCTGTAAAGTTTAATCCAGTTCCCGCCGCAATGACTTTAACGCCAGATGCGCCACCAAGAACGCTAGCATTATTAAACTGCAATGACTTATCATCGCCAGCCACTGAATTTAACACAAAGTTATCTTGAATATAGTCCAGCAGCACGTTTACAGATGCTTTGCGGCTATCACTATTGGTCGTGCTCCATACCAGAAGCAGGTCGCCACCAACGATTGCATCAGTTGATGATAATTGGTTGATAGTCGTCATAGATTTACTCCAATGTTAATTCAGAATCGTTGCCAACCGTGTAGTTTTCAGATGGGTCATCCAAAAAGGTGCGCCTGGTTTTATAACCAGCACCAGCAGGAACCAGCGGGTCATATTGCATCTCTTGCGGATAAGATATTTTTGCCAGCAAGGCAGAATAACTTTGCTCTGCCTTAGATTTTGTTTCGTTTGACACGATTTTTCCGTAAGACGGCGCTAATCGCAAAGCCAAATTAAGATAAATAGCTTCGTTTGATGCGTCAGGAACATTTGTCGCCGTTGCCAACGTACTGTCGCCAGGGCTGGATGGCAATGGGTAGCCAATGCGAATACCAGAAGCGTTCCAGGTGGCCATCATGCTGTCCAACCGCCGCAAAGCACTCTCTAATTGCTCGGCGCTTAAGTCAAAATCGTAAGACGCAATGCCAATTTCTGCAAACGCTTCGCTTATATATTCACGTTTTGTCCATGCCATTGCTTAAATTCCTACATATAGCCTTCGCCAGGTATAATATGAATAGAACCAGTTGCCGACGCAATATAAGCCACTGTGTCATGACTTTGGTCTTTTGAAATCACAACCCTTTGACTTGGCAAAACAGGAAAATCAGAAGTTGTCGCAGTAACCGTTGCTGCCGAACTTCCAACCCTTACATAAACAGTAACTGTTGAACTTAAATTTGTTATGTTTAATGATTTATTGTCAATCCCAACAGCAGAAGATGCGCTTGTAACACCAGGTGAAACAACAATTCCTTTGCCGTATGAAGGAAAAAAAGACTGGTTGATAGACATTTTAAGCTTCCTTTGCTTTGCGAATTTTGTCTTGAAGAGTCTTTAAACCCCAACGACGATCAACTTCTATCCCCAACTTTTCTGCTTCTTGTTCCAGCAATTCGCGCTCATCAACATGGTCATTTTCAGCTGTTGCACTTTCTGCAATAACTGCTTTTTTGCCCTTAAATGCGTCGATAGCATCGAGCATAGTTTGATGATAACCGTTTTGCTGTAAAACCTTAGATTCTTCAACAGTGTTGGCAACTTCGGTTGAAAATGATGTTCCCTCCGAACCCACATAGGCTCCAGGGCATTTATACAAAAAAATTGGGTATTCAATGGTCATTTTTTGGGCTTTGGTGCTTTTCCAGGTTTGCCAGCTTTAATGGCTGACTTTTTTGCAGAACTAAGCGCAATGGCGATAGCTTGCTTCGGTGGTTTGCCATGTTTTTCTTCCATGGCAATGTTCTCTGATATAGTTTTTTTGCTATATCCTTTTTTGATTGGCATAATACCCCCTTAATATAATAGAGAGGCTAGGTTGCCCCAGCCTCTCCATCATAGCTTATGACAAACGATAAGTCACGAAAGTTGCAGCCGCTGTCTTAACAGTGCGGAATCGACCCGAACTGGAAAGAGCAACGGTAGCACTACCGACAATCGTGTGACCTGTTGCTGCTGAAACCGTGAAAGCGTTGGTTGCGCCAGTATTAATAACTATCCAGTCAACACTGTCATTGATTGCAAACGTGCTAGAACCATCCAACACCGAACCAGTTGGCAACGTACCAGTCACAGCAGCCGCCGTGGTTGAGGTGACGATGCCCTGGTTCATCAATGCGTAAGTAAGAGCACCAGTAGCATTGAGGGTTGCAGGGGTTGGTTGAACCTGCCAGTTCAAACGGTTTTGTGCAACAGCTGGGGCAGTACCTATTTCATAATAGACAGGTAAGCCAGCAACCGCTTCCACAACAATGTTTGCTTGCGTGGTAAACGAACCAAAAACGGTTTGAGTGTTTACTACCTGACCAAGCAAAGCGGCCTGGTCGGGATAGTTAGCAAACGAACCAACCCGCGATACGTTAGCCGTACCGTTGGTGAAAACGGCAATGGACGACCCAGCAGGAACTACTACGGTCTGGTTGCCAAAAGGTGAGACAGTTAATGCCATGTTTCTATAACTCCAAAATTATGGTTGTGAGAACATAATGACACCCGACATTTGCGGGTTCTTATTCACAACGCCAAACAGCACGTCAATACGATACTTTGTAAGCTGCGTATTGATATCGGTTTGTCGCTGCATAGTCACTTGAAAACCATTCTTCGTAGTGGTTTGCAGCAGGTCAATACCGTAAGGCTGTAACCCAAGGCGGCCAGGAATAATCTCAATCGAATCCTTGTGCCAGAATGGGTTTAGGAACCCAGAAGCAGTGTTCAAGAATGTAATTGCGGCAT